AAACCAGATATATGACCATTCCAATGCGTATGCAATGTATGATGTCCTGCACCTTTTTTAGCAAACTCTTGCACCCACATTTCTGTAATAAATACTGTATAGTTTGTTAAATCAAATCCCATTTCAACTAACAAATTATTTGACGTAGCACCTATGTAATCTTGTAACTTTTGAAACTTAGGATCACCCACTAATGTTGTTGAATGAAACACATGACCCATATCTCCTTTGTTTCCAAGTTTTTTATTTCTTTTATCTATTGATTCTTTTAAATTTTTTTTTGCTTCTTCAATATATTTATCAGATGCATTATTTAATTCATTAACAAACCCTGGTTCATCACCATACCATACAGGACAAGGAAATAAATCTTCTCTACTTAATTGTTTTGGAAATTGTAATTCTGTTTTTAACTTTTTAGTTTTTTTCTTTTTCATATTCTCCTTATCTAAATGGCCAACCAAGATTCCATATAACTAAACTATGTCTTGAACCTTTTTTTACTGGACATACTCGATGCCATACAAACGAGGGGAATACTACTAAACTTCCTTTAGGTAATATTTCTTTACACTTTTTAATATTCGGTTTTTTATCAGGATCTAAATTTCTAAAATCAAATTCTAATTCACCACCTTTATAATCTTTTGGATCTGATAATGTTACTGTTACAGATAACTTTCTAATCTTACCATGTGATGGAGTATTGGGTTGATTGTATACATATTCCCAACTATCACAATGCCAATCATAAAATTGATCTTTAGTATATTTTGTAAATTGGCAAGATTCACTAAAATCCCATTCAAAGTTCCAACCTGCACTTCTATTTGCTCGATGAATATAAGGTTGTATTTCTTTATATATCCATCTATCACTCATCCAAACAATATTAGAATTTCTTTTCTTTTTTAAATCTTTAACTTGTTTTTCATTTAATGGTTTATTACCATAACCTCCAGTAACTGCCATTTGATCTTGTAATGATTTTCCATATCGTACAATATCATCACATATTCTCTCTGGTATTGCACTTTGGAAATACCAATAATAATTTGTTAAATTCATATACCTTATATTATACTTATATTTTGTTAAAAAGTCAAGGGGTATATTATTTACTAATTGTTAGTGTTCCTGATGCTGTAAATTTAGCAATTTTATCTCCACCTGGATGAGTAGATGCTGTAAATGCACAGCAAGGACTACCTGCAAATGTTACTGCACTTGGTCCTCTAACAACTATAATACCAGATCCACCATTATGACTTGTTGCACCAGTACCACCATCATTAGCACCTGAAGCACGGCCACCACCGCCACCACCTGTATTAGCAGTTCCACTTGATCCAGCAGCACCTCCAGGATTACCTGGTGCTCCAGGTCTTATACTACCTGTACCACCACCGCCAGCTCCTCCAGAACCAGCTGTATAACTACCTCCGTTATAATTATTTTGAACAGCTCCTCCTCCACCACCACCGTAAGAAGAGTCTGGTCCCAAAATAGTATTAGGTGCACCTGCACCTCCGTTACCTGCTTTACATCCTCCTACACCATTAGCTCCAGCAGCTGTGGCACCACCACCGCCACCACCAAAAGTTCCATTACTATAATAACCATCTCCATCTCCATTACCACCATCATTACCTTGTGGTGGACTTGTAGGGGGAGTATTTCCTGAACCTCCATCACCTGTCCAAGAACCTCCACCAGCAGATCCTCCATCTTCTCCACATTGGTTTGCAGGAACGGGTGGATGAGGGTGACCTCCACCACCTCCACCTCCAGTAGATGTAATAGCTGTGGGAAAAGATATTGTTGATACTCCACCTTGAGTTCCAGGTGATGTGTAACTGGGAGCACCAGCTCCTCCAGCTCCAACAGTAATTGTATATGTTCCTGTATTTAATCCAGATACTGAAGAACCTCTAAGTGGACTTGGGCCATAAGCAGTAGCTCTATAACCACCAGCTCCTCCTCCACCAGCTCCGCCACCACCACCGCAGCCTCCACCTCCGCCTCCAGCGACTATTAAATAATCTAAATTAAGTCCTAATACTTTTGTTCCATCAGGCCATGTGCCTTGTTGCAATGCTCTTAATTGACTTTTTAAATTCCATACACCACTTGCTTTATTTAATTCTTTTGTAATAATTATACCTGATCCACCAGCAGCACCACCTCCACCAGTACCAGCACGACCACCACCACCACCACCTCCAGTGTTAGTGCCTCCTGCTGTTGCGTTGTCTGCGTTACCACCTGAACCTTTTCCTCCACCACCCGATCCACCACATGGTTGAGTTGCGGGAGATGGACTACCACCACCCCAGTTTCCACCGCCACCACCGCCAGCGTATGTTGTACAATTTAAAGGACTAGAAGCACCAGCTCCACCATTTCCACCAACCCCTGATGAACTAACTAAAGGTGAACCACCTGTTGAACCAACGGCACCAGCTCCACCACCACCAGCTGCACCTTGCGGAGTATTTACTGCTCCTCCTGCATTACCTTCACATGCAACTGCATTTCCTCCTGCTCTAGATGGAGGACCACAATCTTGAAGGCCTCCAGCTCCACCACCAGAACCTCCATCTTGTCCAGCAGCTCCACTTGCTCCACCTACTCCACCCCCTGTTGTTGAAATTGGTCCACAAGAACTAGTAAGACTACTTGAAACTCCTTGACAACCACATCTAGGACTAGAAACAGTTCCTCCTGCTCCACCGCCACCTATTGTAAGTGCTACACTTCCTTTAGGAACATTTATGGAAGTAAAAGTTCTCATTCCACCAGCACCAGATCCACCGCCATTATAAGAACCTCCACCACCACCTGATACAATAGTAACATCAACTACTTGTGTTGCTGGTTCTAATGTTTTTGTTCCTGATGATGTATGAGTAGTAACTGTGCACTTCCCAAAAGAAGTTGTGTTTACTTTACCAATTAATCCGCCATTAGTTCTAGGCATTGTTTAAGTCTCCTATGCGGACACCCAAGCTGAGCCATTCCAATCATAGACTGTTGGTGTTTCCGCTGTGTCGTTTGATTTTCTTGCTTCCCAACCTGTGTCATTATCGGCTTGATATTTTGTTTCGTTCCATGAAATAATATAAGTAAAACCTGATCCAGATGTAGTTGATGGATATGTAATTGGTGCTTGCCAATCATCACTTCCATCTAGTGCCCATGAGGCATAAAGTTGTGGGATAATAAATTTATTTTTAGATGCATCGTATCTATAACCAATACCTGCGTATTGTTTTCTAAAGTTATTGTTATAAGATGTTTGTTTCCAAGTGCCACCTCCAAAAAAATTAACACACCATGTTTCACCATCAGCGTGTTCATCTGAAGGCACACAATCATTACCCACGACTACAACTCTTTTTACAACTAAATGCGTATCAGATGTAAAACCTGTTGGGTCTGTTTTTGATTCTAGTTCTGCAAAATGTGCCATGTTTTATTTTCCTTTTAATTGTTTATTACTTATTTAATACTATTTATATGTTCTTATCCATTAGACCAAGTGCCTGCTTTGACATTATCATATATGTCATTTATTGACCAAACGCCTGGTGCAATATTATGAGTTGGATGTGCAGATACTTGTTTTATTACGACTATACCTGAACCACCTGAAGCAACTCCTGAAGAATCAGTATATTCAACACCACCTGCTCCACCTCCAGTATTTGCAGTTCCTGCTGTTGCAACAGTTCCACCATCAAGACCTCCATTACCTCCACCACCTGCTCCGCCAGTTCCTAGAGTTCCACCATTAGATGAACCTCCACCACCACCTGCGTATGTTACATCAGAACCTGTGATTGTATTTGGTGAACCTGCACCACCATTACCTGCATTAGTTCCTGAATAATTACTACCAGCAGCAGAAGCACCACCTCCACCCCCTGCATGATAAGTACCACCACCAGCTCCACCATTATTACCTTGAGGTGGACTAACAGGAGGTGTATTTCCTGCTCCACCTGTAGAACCACCTGTTGAAGATCCACCACCACCTGAACCACCAGAATTTCCAGTAGTTAGAAGTTGTGTAGCAGCAGCTCCACCACCTGTTGATGTTATACTTGAAAATACAGAGTTAGAACCATCACTGGCTCTTGTAGCAGTAGAACCAGCAGTTGCACCTCCAGCACCTACTGTTACTGAATAGCTTGAACAATTTAATGTTAACTTTGTTCCTCCTGGAAAAGAAGTCCTAAAACCTCCAGCACCAGAACCTCCTGAACCAGTACCCCTTGAACCACCTCCTCCACCAGCTACTACTAAATAGTCTGCTTGAAGTGGTCCTTTTGAAGGATTATTATATGTTCCTGATGATGTAAATGTCGTAGTTAAATCACCTCTTGAAGTTGTTTGTACAGGTCCTATGATTCCGCCATTAGCCATTAATTATATTGCCTCCTATAATTCTATCTATTATGCGTCATCTAATTCTTCGTAAGAAACAAAATAAGTTAAGTCATTTGCAGCTGATGCTGTAAAAGCTAATATATCTGTTTCATCTAAATAAATTGGATTCTCTAAAAAACTTAAGGTAGCATCTGCTGGTACTGATATTGTATTGGCAACTTTATCTGCTGAAACATCAACGGCTGTAGTTCTAGATGTACCATCTAGTAAAGCGGTTGCGTTTTTAGCATTAATAGTTGCTACGTTTACGATGTTTGGTGTAGCCATATTATCTCCTTTTTAATTTTATCCAAATACAATTGCCATTGCAATTGCTTTTCCTACTGATGCAAAATTTGCATTAGCATTAATGTATGTAGTTAAATCTGAAGCTGCAACTTGAACCATAGTTCCATTATCATTAACTACAAATCTGTCTGCATCTACTAAAGTTGTAGAAGTAGCTGATGTTCCACCATCTACAATATTTAGCTCTGCTGCCGTAGAATCAACGGCTGCTAATTTTGTTAGATCTGCTTGTACTAGTCCTGATACACCGTCAAGCAAATTAAGTTCTGCTGCAGTTGATGTAACTGCTGTTCCATTTATAGATAAAGCATCTGTTTCTAAAGTACCATCTATATCTGCATCACCACTAACATCTAAAGATCCTGCATCTAATTCTCCAGATAAAGTAATGTTTCTGAATCCAGTATAATCTTTATTGCTATCTAAGATAACAGCTTTACTAGCTATTGCAGTTCCAACAGCTGTAGAACCTAAATCTAAAGCATTTAATTCTCCAACAACAGCAGTAATACCATCTAAAACATTTAATTCTGTTGCAGTAGAAGTTACTGCTACATCTTCATTTATTTTAGGTGATGTTAAAGTTTTGTTTGTTAAAGTTTGTGTTGCTGCGATACCTGTAACAGTATCTGTAGTAGCTGGTAAAGTTAATGTTATATTACCAGAAAATGCTGAGTGAGCAGGTGCTTGTAATCTAGCATAGTGAGCATTTGATGACTCACAATAAAAATCAATATAAGATTGAGCACCAGAGTTTTTAATTGATATAGACCCTGATTGCATATCAATACCACTAGATCCATCAATTCTAACAACTCCAGTTCCATTAGGTGTTAAAGCAATATTACCATTTGATGTAGATACTAAACCATTACTATTAACATCTAAATCACCACCTAATTGAGGTGTACTATCTTCAACTACATTTGATATTGCTGCTGATGTTGCTAACCCTGCTACAACTGCTGATCTTGCAATTTTTTTAAGTCCACCGCCTGAAGTATCTACTGCTAAAAATACATCATCATTAGCAACTGTAGATATTTCTGATAAACCACCTACTGCTACTG